CCCCGAGGAGTCGAGCCCGATTCTGATCACCGCGCGCGTTACCAGGAAATCTTTGATAGATTTAGATACCCACAGGAGAAACTATTTGAAGCTTCTGCCGCGGCATCATTTCAATCGAAGAGATCTGAGGGTGGCTCACGAGAGTGGATCAGGGAACGACAAGAGGAAGGCCTCATCCGAATGGTTGAGGTTCGGCCTGGTGTGGTCAAAGAAATTCGGGGTAAAGTGCTCCCGTCTTTCGACGAAGCAGTACATCTCGCTTCACAAGGATCACACAAGGTTATGGTTTCCGCAGTACTAGAACCTTTGAAGGTCCGTCTCATCACCAAAGGCGATAGCTATCGCTATTGGGTGAGTCGTTTCTATCAAAAGGCTCTTTGGAAGTACTTGCAGGAATTTCCTCAATTTGTTCTCACGGGTCGTCCTCTCGGAGTTGGAGACTTGATCGATCTCAAGGCTCGAGAGAAAGCATTAGGTTTGGAATTCCCAAAATGGGTCAGTGGTGACTATTCTGCCGCCACCGACTCATTGGATATCCGACACACTAAAGCTGCCTTCGAGGCCTCGCTTCGGATGGGTCTGTTCGAAGCACGTCCTAAGGTTTTGGACGTCCTGCGATCCGTACTTTATGAGCAGGAGGTTCATTACCCGCCCAAGAGTGGTCTCGCTCCAGTAACGCAGACGACAGGACAGTTGATGGGAAGCACTTTGTCTTTCCCAATCCTCTGTATTGTCAACGTCACTGCTTATTGGAGAGCACTTGAGAGATACCTTGGTAGAGATATCGATGTACGTGACCTTCCGGTACTCGTGAACGGGGATGACATCCTGTTCAGAGCCGATGATGATCTATATGACCTGTGGCAGAAAGAGATTCGTGATGTTGGATTTGAGCTATCATTAGGGAAGAATTACATTCACCCTGAGTACTTAACTGTAAATAGTCAGTTGTACTCGGAGAAGGGTGGTGAACTACACTACCTAGGGTGTCTCAACGCAGGACTTCTCACTGGACAATCAAAGATTACCGGTAGAGAGACCGCTCGGACAGCTCCTATTTGGGACTACTATAATGAGGTTGTGCACAATGCCGTGAACCCGGAAAGGGCTCATCGTCGTTTTATGCACTACCATAGTAGCACCATCAAGGAACTCTCAATGCTGAAAACCCGGAACCCAAAGTGGCAAGAGGGCAGCGATACGGAGAAGAAGTATATTCCTACTACGTACAACCTTTTCCTACCATTTGAGAGAGGCGGTCTAGGATTTATTCCTTACCCAGGGATGAAAGTCCGGCTAACTTCATTTCAGAGGCGATATGCTTCTTACTTGGAGAAGGCTTTTCTTTCCGATCCTGAGAAGATCCCAAAGATAGCGCTTGTGTCGAAAAGAACACAACACAAGCTCACTTATTATCACGAGCCACGATGGATTGTTGGACCCAAGATAGGTCCGCAACAAGAATTTGTTGTTATTCCCGAAGAAAGGGAAGTCTGGACTCCCCCACTCGCATTGGAGGGTGAGATCGAAAGACCAGAGATGATTGTGCGAAAACCGTACAAACAACTCAGGGACTTCCGAGCCTCTACCTCTCCACGAATGGGAGATTCTAGAGTTTTCAACTTCGGATGGCAACTGCTAGAGCAGCGTCTACCTCAGGTTGAGGGTGAGACTGGCGATTTCTTTCAAGCCAGGACTACACCACTCCCTGAGGACTAGACGAAGGTAGTCACTTACTTAAGAACCTAAAACGGTATACTTCCGTACTAAGGTGTCCATGGACATCGGAATGTCGACAGACTGCACGGGTTCCGTAATGTGATGTAGGGTTGAAAGAACCAAGGTGGTCAGGAGCCGAAATTAGCGCCGTCGCGAACCATTGATTTATCTGGTTACGCTTAGTAAGTCGCAGAAACGCGAGCTCACCACGCGAGGTCACCATACATCATCACATTTCTTGTAAGTGATGGACAGTCGCTCTTGTAGTCAAAGAGGCAGTACCTACAAATGACTAATAACAACAATAGAAGAAACAACAGGAGCAATCCCGTCTCCTACAACCCTGTACTTCAACGAAGTACAACCAGCCTACCCCGTGTGATCTCGGGGAAGGATATAATCGTTACAGATTTCACAGGAACCTCTTCGTGGGGCTCGTCTGATTATTCAATCAATCCGAGACTTTCTGATAAGTTTCCAAGTGCGAATCTGACAGCGCAGCGTTATGACATGTACCAGTTCGAAGAACTGGTCTTTCGATACCACCCGACGACGGCAGTCACCAATACCAAGGGAGTAATCTTCTTGGCATGGGAGCCGAACGCGAATCGGGGACCTCCAGATACTCTCGCACAAATCAATGCGTTCGAGCATCATGTAGAAGGTCCGATTTATAATCCTGACATCACTCTCCGTGTACCGAAGAACCGCTTAGGTCCTCCAAAGTATACGAGAGATGGGCCAACGTGTTCTGACCTGAATCTCTTTGATACAGGCAAACTCATAGTGGCCTCAGATGATGTAACAGGATCTGAAGGTGGATATGTCGAAGTGTTCTATCGAATCCGATTCATGAATTATCACCTTGAAGAAACGACTCCGGTTCAGAACCGGGCGGCG